TTTTTTTCTTTTTTATTAAAATTTAAAATATTCGAAAATATCGAAAATATTCGAATTATTAAAATCATTTGAGGAAAATTGATTTAAAAATTATTTTCTATTAAGATATTCATAACAATATATCATAATTTTAAAAATATGAGTCAAAATTCAGATACATTAATAAACCAACCTTCATCTCCGTCTACGTCTTCTAATCAACAAGAATTAGAACCTCTACTTCAACCCCAACCCAATAAATACGTTATTTTTCCAATAGACCAAAACTATTATGATGTTTGGGCTATGTACAAAAAACAAGTAGCATCATTTTGGAGTGTCGAAGAAGTAGACTTGTCAAGGGATTTGAGAGATTGGGATAAATTAACACCAAATGAACAATACTTTATTAAAAATATTCTAGCATTTTTTGCAGCTAGTGATGGAATTGTCAATGAAAATTTAGTCGAAAGATTTATGACCGATATTGAGATAACAGAAATTAAATTTTTCTATGGATTTCAAGCCGCAATGGAAAATATTCATAGTGAAATGTATTCTCTAATGATTGATACATATATTAAGAATGAACAAGAAAAAGATAAATTATTTAGAGCAATTGAAACAATACCTTGTGTTAAAAGAAAAGCCGATTGGGCAATTAGATGGATAAATGATAAAAGTAGTAATTTTGCCACTAGATTGGTAGCATTTGCTTGTGTCGAAGGAATCTTCTTTTCAGGAGCATTCTGTTCCATCTTTTGGTTAAAGAAACGTAATTTGATGCCAGGTCTGACTCTCAGCAATGAATTTATTAGTCGAGATGAAGCACTTCATACCGAATTTGCCGTTCTTCTATATAATAAGATTGTTAATAGATTATCTGAAGATACTATTCAAACTATAATTAGAGATGCTGTTGCTATCGAACAAGAATTTATTACCCAATCAATTCCTTGTGCTATGATTGGAATGAATGCTATGTTAATGTCACAATATATTGAATTTGTAGCCGATAGATTAGTAGTTCAACTTGGATATTCAAAAATTTACAAAACACCAAATCCCTTTGACTTTATGGAAATGATTTCAATTGAAGGAAAAACTAATTTCTTTGAAGACCGTGTTACTTCATACTCTAAAGCTGGAGTTGGAGTCGAACATAGTCGAGAACTAAGTGATGATATTTTTGGATAAACAAAATTTTATCTTTTGAAATCTCAAAAGATTGTAAAAAAAATTAAAAAGTATAAAAGTTCTTAACCAATTAAATTTGGATCATTTACATCATATTTATTTTTATTATAATATTCTTCTTCAATGGTATTTTTCATTATTAATCTTTTAACTATTACATTTTTTTGTTGTCCCAATCTAACAGCACGTCCAATAGCTTGATTTTCAATAGCAATAGCACGTGTCTTATTAGTATTTAAAACATCAACAAATACAATATGAGAGGCTTCAGTTAGATTATTTCCAGAAGCACAAGTTTCAGAAGACAACATAATTACTTTAATTAAAGGATCAGTTTTAAATTTCATAATATTTTGGTTAATAATATTAATATTACCCTTACAGTAAACATGTCCTATAAAAAATTCATCTAATACTTTTCCAATCATTCTTAACATTTTGTCATATTGAGAAAATATAATTATCCGAGCATCAGATATTGATATTAAGTTCCTTAAATATTTGATTAAATATGCTAATTTAGTTCCAAATTTATTGATTTCATCATTAGGATCATCTTGTACGACGGAATTATCTTTTTGTTCATTTTCATCATTATCAGACTCAGAATCAGATTCTTCATTTATTTTTTCAACAGTTGTTTTATGAGTATCAGTTTTACTTAATACTGTTCGACACATTGGACATTTAATCGATGTTTTGTTACTAAATAAAATATTGACACAACTTCCACAAAAAATATGTCGACATTTGGTAATTACAATTTCATCAAACGAATCAAAACAAATATTACAAGGTTCTTTAACACTATCTTTAATAAATGTATCATTACTAAATAATTTTAATTGATTATTTAATATTTTGATGTCTTGGGTCTCATTTTCTATTAGGTCTTCGAGTCTCTTTATTCGGGGTCTTTTCTTTTTAGTAAATAAACTTAAATTGTATAATAAATTATTACAAATATTTATCATTATTCGGTCTCTAGGAATATTTAATATAGTCTCTTCTTTCTGTTGTGTAAGTATTTTAAGTATTTGACTATGAGTGATTCCAATTTTTAATAAACAAGATATAGCATAAATAGTTTGGATTTTATCTTCTAGTTTCCTAATAAATTGTATTTCATTAAGTGGAAGTTTATTTGGAAAATAAGTAACTAACTCTTCTAAAGAGCATATACATATCCGATTGTCTTGATTGTCTTCCTGTTCTAAATCAGTCGGGATTATTTCATTTTCGTCATTTTCGTCGTTTTCGTCATTTTGTTGAAGTTGTAAATCTTGATAATTATCTATTTTAATCTGTGAATTATTTATTCTTAAATATAAATCTTTTATTTGGTTATTTAAGAACTTTCTAAAATCCTTGATAATTGGTATGGTTTGTGTTAATTTATCTTTTTCTTGTTGATAAATTCTTATTTTCTTTTGATGAATTTTAATTTTACTTTCATAATGTTTAGACATAATACTATTAATTTGCTTTAGACTTAATATACAATTGGGATCATTATTTAAAATTTGATTTTCTTCTTCTGATACTTGAATATGAGTACATAAATGAAAAAGTCTTCTTGTTGTATTACTACTTTCAGCAGCTCTAACAGCACAATTATAAATTCCTCTTTCAGTCGAAGTAAATTCCAATAGTTCAATTTCTTCTACTATTTTGGGGACTGATAGTTCTTGTTTAACACTTTCTTTAGTATTCTTTCTAAAGTATTTTTCCTTAATATCAGTAAGCTGATCTTGTCCTAGATTATACAACATATTATTATGAGTTTTTTGTGTTAAAAATGTAAAAATACCTTCAAAGTTATTTAATGGTACAGCCAATGGAGTTGCAGTAAGACACCATTTATATTTTCCTCTAATTTCTAAAATAAAATCTCTAATACTTCTTTCACGAGCATATAAATTTTTAAGTTTAGATTTATCATATGCTTTATTATTTATCAAATTTTTTGGTAATGAAATCCCAACATTTAATATTTCGTGTGCCTCATCTATAATTATACGATACCATTTTATCTTCCTTAAATCTCTATCTGGAAAATTCTTATTTTGTGATGGATTAAATTTACTTTCTATAGAATTGCGATAATTCTGATTTGAAAACATAAAGAATGATACAATAACTATATCAGCATCAATAATATCTTGTCTAGTATTTTTTTTAATATCCTTAAAAACAGATAAAACTACTACTTTCAAATTAATATTTTCACTTTTTAAATATTTATCAATTTCAAATTTCCATTGTTGACATAATCGACTAGGACAAATAATTAAATTTTTTCCCATAGTTTCTTTATACCAAGTATCATCTTGATATCTTCTATTTAATATTAAACCAATAGCACAAACCGTTTTACCAAGACCAACCTCATCAGATAATACCCCTCCTCTAATACGATATTTCTCTATTCGACCATTATCAAATAAAGTTTTATAATTTCTCAATTTATTTTCAGGTGTTAAATATACAGTTTCATAATTGGGGAATTTTAAAATATTACAATCATCTGTTTTACCAATTGATAATTTAGTACATTTTGACCTAACAGAATTTTCTAGATTTGTCATCCATAATATATTATTTTTTTGATAGTTAAATAAATTTATATTTAAAAAATCTTTTGTCTCAATTTCAAGTTTTTCAAGTGTCCCAATTTTTTTATTCTTTATCCTTTTAGCAATTGGGATATTTAAATTAATATTACCATTAAGGTCATAACAAATTCGATGCTTAATCTTATTTTCAATTTGATTGCTTTCAATTTGATTGCTTTCAATTTGATTGCTTTCAATTTGATTGCTTTCAATTTGATTGCTTTCTAATGCTTCATTGTCATATAATGCTCTAATACTATTCTTAACTACTGAATTCTGTTTATCTAAAAAAACATCAATTAAGTGTTTTGGAATATTTTTAGTATTAGTTACATAGTAATCTAATGTATCCTTATCTACAAAGGTTTTAACACACAGCATAAAATTTTGTGTATAATTAAGATTAGGAATATTTGAAATTGTCAAATGGTATTTTATTTTAATATAACTATCGTTTGTCCATTTTGTAATACATAGTAAATCTGATATATTTCGATTGTTTGAATTGCTTTTTATAATCGGATATATCAATTTATTTTCTTTATGTTGAATTTTAAATGTTATTAATTTAAATCCTCCAGTAAAAGCTTTTATTAGTGCTTCATTTTGAGAATTTATAATAATGTTGTCAAATTTATAGATAATAAGATCTTTAATATTTTTTTTATTAATCCTAATTCCTTTAGTTTTTAGTGAAATATATTTACTTTCTTTTATGATTATATCTCTGTCTACAAAAAATGTAAAATCTTCAAGATTATTTACTACATTATGTATTGAATAATTTCTATTTTGTTTGATGTGATGAAATTTCTTAGATATAAGAATTGAATCGTCATCCGATTTTAGTTTAACAGATCTATTTGAAAATATTGCTCTATTACCATAATATGTTCTTTCTCTAAAAGTAACATATTTTATATGATTGTGATGATGTATATTATATCTTGGAATATTTGTTGGTTTTTGTTTAAATGAAAAATACTGGCGAGTAATACCATTAACATTTTCTGATATTACATTTTGATTTGTATTTTGATTGGCATTATTTTCTGTAAAATGTAGGTAACTATTTATATAATTAAACATATATAGTTCAATAATCTATTTTATTATTAGTGTTTTATTTTAATATATTTTTTTAGACTAATTATAGTATATTAAAAATCGTTTATATTCCTTTTAAATTAGGTTTTTGAGTCAGTTTAAGACTCTATAAACTTGGAATAAATTCAAATCGACAATCTATACATATTTTTTTCCATATTTTATCTTGTTGATGGAGTTTCTCTCTGCTTTTAAGTAAAGAAAAACATTGAAGATATTCATCCATTTCAAGAAGTTCAAAAAATTTATACAATACATAAGAATATGATAAGAAATTCTTGCGTCCTTTTGGACAATATTTTTGAAAAGGAACTTGAATTTCTTTAAACATACGTCTTAACACCTCCTCTACTTTATTACTAATTATTGGAGGTGGTAAACCATTAAGTTGATTAATAATATGAGGTATATGTTCATAATATTTATTTCTTTTGATCTTTCTAAGGATTTGTCTTAATTTTTTAGGCGTTAATTCGGCCATATTTTCTATTCTTTCCTTTTTAATTTCTACTAATATGCTATCGTATACGTCTTCTGGTATTTCGGTAGTTTCTTTAGCTTGGAATTGTGCTAACCCATTTAACCCTAAGAACAGAATTTAAAAGGATAAAAAATCTATTCTATATCTCTAACTCCTGCTGATAAAAGCTTCATTTAGAGAACTGGTCTCCCAGCGGACGGACTATATCTTAAGCAAGATTTATCATCTCACCCATCTACATTTAGTCTCTGAACCTTTACCATATTCAATAATTCATAAAGATAACTTTTTGAATTTAGAGAACTTAGGTACTTGGCTGCGGATTTTCCCTATTTTTCATCTTTTTACCATTGGGTTCGGCAATTAACCGAGTTCCTCATTATAATTTCTTATGATGAGTGGTAATGAAAACTTAATAGGACGTTCCCGCAATTTGAAGATGTCGCCAATGATGAATTACTAATTATCATATTCATTCATATTGACTAGTAGGTTTCGGTTAAAGAAAAAAAGAACAACTTTAACACGGTATCTCCACTATTTTTCCTCAGAACCATACCGCAAGTCTGAGGTAGCCTACTGTTACGAGCAGTTGTTTGAAGCGATTTATTAAAGATTTATTAAAGATTCATTAAAGATTCATTAAAGATTCATTAAAGATTCATTAAAATATTGTGTTGTTTGCAACAAAATAAATGTTTTAAAAAAAACATTACATTCATTAAAAAACATTGTCGCTTGTACCTTGACTCGTTAAAATGATTTATTCTTTTGTACGAAAAAGATGTGAGTTCCTTAGGAGGTTCTTTGTATGAGGGTTTATCTGAATCAATCAAGATAGATCTTTGGATGCCGCAAACAGGACAAACAATGACACCACTAGATTGATGAATTAACATTTCCACATGACAAGTATCACAAAAATCCTCTTCTTCACTATCATTATCGGACAGTTCTGGAACATAATTATTATCAGTTCTCATCATATATTTATTATATAGTTGGGCGTTAGTTAATCTTGGTTTTAGATTAGTTTTTGATATATTAGATTTTTTATTAATATCTTCGAATTCATCATAAATTATAGCATCATCAGAAGAAAAAAGTACATTAGTAGAAAGGACATCCAAATGATTTTTATTTAAGATTTCATCTTCCGAACAATTCAAAATATCATATAATTGGCTGTTTTGTTCGTCTAATTCGTCTTGTTCATCTTGCTCATCTAATTCATTTTGTTCGTCTAATAAATTCTTGCCATTCTGGTTAAATTTCTTTTTATTTAATTTAATTTTTTTGGTATTAGTTAAATTATTATCACTTTGAAACCAATCCATAACAGTTTTATTTCGCATACCTTTTTTTTTACTAATTTTAGGACTAGCAGTTAATATTTTACCTTGTGCGGTATCATTTTGATTTTCATAATATTGATTTAATAAATTTGCTGTTTGAATAACATAATTATATTCATTTTGACCGCTTTCAATTTCTTGAATTTGTTTACACATCTCTTTTAACTTTTCTTCCTTTTTGAAAATTTTATGTTGGAATTCTAGATATTTTATGCTATCTTCTATTTTATTAAGTTCTCGTTTTTCGTTTTCTATTTTTTTTTTAAATGCTTCCATTTTTTTTTTAAGTTGGGGTAATTCTTGTCTTAACTTAATAAAATTTGATACATTTTCATCATGTCTAGCATCCAAAGTTAACTTCCTAACAGTTTGACTTCGATGTTTGACTTTTGTCTTAAATGACATTTATAAATATATTTTTGTTGATATATTTAAAGAATAAAAATTTCCTTAAGTGCTCGAAAAATAAAATATATTTTTATCAAATTAAAAAGAACGACATTTAATAAGTATTTTTTTTCCGTTTTATTTCAGATAAATTTCTAATCATATTTTATAAGTATAAATAATAAAATAAAAAAATGGGAGGAGGATTAATGCAATTAGTAGCCTATGGCGCACAAGACGTATATTTAACGGGAAATCCCCAAATAACATTTTTTAAAGTAGTTTATCGTAGACATACAAATTTTTCAATGGAATCAATTCAACAAACATTTAATGGAACCGCTGATTTTGATCGTACTGTATCAGCAGTAATTTCTAGAAGTGGAGATTTAATGCATCGAGTCTATCTTCAAGTAACAGTTCCAGAAGTAAGAACAACAACAGCAACTCAATCTTTTAGATGGCTTAATTGGTTAGGACATATCCTTATTAAAAGTGTGGAAGTAGAAATTGGTGGTCAACGTATTGATAAACATTATGGTGACTGGCTTCACATTTGGAATGAATTAACTCAAACAGCAGGACATCAAGCCGGATATGCTAATATGGTAGGTAATGTTCCAAGATTAACACAAGTTATATCTGGAATTGCTCGTACTACAGCAGGAACTAGTTCTGTTAGTTATAAATCTTGTGATGAAACTGCTTGTATACCACAAACAACTTTATTTGTACCACTTCAATTTTGGTTTTGCCGTAATCCAGGATTGGCTTTACCTTTAATTGCTCTTCAATATCATGAAGTAAAAATAAGTATGACTTTTAGAAAAGCATCCGAATGTTATTGGAATTCTGGTAGTGTTACAACTCCAGTACTTTCAAATGCTGCTCTTTGGGTTGATTATATTTATCTGGATACTGAAGAACGTCGCAGATTTGCTCAAGTTAGCCACGAATATTTAATCGAACAACTTCAATTTACTGGTGATGAATCAGTTAGTTCTACTAGTAATAAAATTAAACTTAATTTTAATCATCCATGTAAAGAATTAGTATGGGTAGTTCAACCAGACTCAAATATTGATTCAACAGCAACTCTAGCAGTTGGTGGACCTCAATATTTTAACTATACTGACAGAGTTGACGAAACTTATTTCTCTGGTACACCACAAGATCCATTAGGAGGTGGTATGGGTGGTGCTTCCGCATTAGTTGGTAATTTCCCATTCTCACTTCCGTTAAATGGTGCTGTCGGACATACTGGGCGTGTTTATAATACTGTAACTACTGAAACAGTAACTAAAAACAGTGGCTATGCTAGTCCTTCAGGTCTTCAAGCTCTAATCAATATAGCTAATGCTGGTGATGCTTCAACTGGTTTTTATGGTAATGGTATCAGTAATACAACTGGTATAGATGCCTTAGAATTTGCTGACTTATTAGGAGGAAGTAATACTAGCACTGGATGGACAATGCCACTCAGATACTATGATGCTGGTCAAAATCCAGTCGAAAAAGCAAAACTCCAACTCAATGGTCACGATCGTTTTACAGAACGTGAAGGTCGTTATTTCAATTTAGTTCAACCCTATCAACATCACGAAAATGTCCCAGCAACTGGTATTAATGTCTACTCATTTGCTATCAACCCAGAAGACCATCAACCATCAGGAACTTGTAACTTTTCGAGAATCGATAGTGCTACTCTTCAATTAACATTAACTAGTAATTCGGTTAAAGGGAGTCGAAGTTGTAAAGTCAGAGTCTATGCCATAAATTTTAACATTTTGCGAATAATGAGTGGAATGGGTGGCTTGGCTTACTCAAGTTAATTAATTTTATTTCAAAATTATCTAATTCATAATAATCTAATTCATAATAATTTTATTAATTTAAATAAAAAGTAAAAAAAATAAAACGGATAAAACGGATAAAATAGATAAATAAATTCATTTTTTAGTTTTGCTTAGTTTTGTTTAGTTTATTTTTTAGTGAATGAATAAGAAATAATAAGTAATGATAGATATAGATTAAAGAATCCAGAACCAAAAATATTATTCTCTAACCATTTTTCTGGATCCATTACACAAAGTTTCATTAAAAATCTCAAACTATCATGATTATTAGATGATTTTATCTGAGATTTATATTTTTCTTGATACCCAACTTGAATTAACATTAGAGATAATAGAGTCAATGTTAATATAACAATTACGATGGTTACATTTTTGGAAAATTTATTATTTTGATATAAAGCAAATAAGACACCAAATCCAACAACTATATCTTTAATATGGTCATAATAATCACCAAATTTAGAAGTCATATTATATCTTCGAGCATAATCACCATCCATAATATCAAAAAAGAAGCTTACCATATATGATAATCCAGCCCCAATAAATTGCTTTTGATATATTAAATAAATTGTCATCAGACCAAACAATAATGATAATGTAGTTAATCCATTTGGTGAAAAGTTTAATCTATAAAAAAATGGTTCGACTTTTGAACTTAAATCAATTAACAAATTATCTATTGGATCATCATACCGTCCTGAAAATTTTCTTCCATTACGCTGTTCTATCCTTTGTTGAT